AATCTCCGAATTCGAAGGGCTGGCGGCCGATCAGGCGAAGTCGACCCAGACGCCGTCGGCGTCCACGTCGAACACCTTGCCGGCCACGCTGCGGGTGTTGGTGCCCGAGGTCTTGGCCACCGTCTGGTCGTCGACGATGTAGCAGTCGGCACCGATATCGGCCAGGGTGATGAGGTCGGCCGAGGCGCTGTTGGCGAAGCGGTGCGGGCCTTTGCGCAGCCGCACGCGGATCTCGCCCGCGGCGCCCGCGCTGTTGTCGGCGCGAT